ATACAAGCAACAAAAGATGCGTCAGCAAATTTTAGGAGTAATAGGTTGGATTTTCTTGTTTATGATTATTATATTATTATTTGCAACAGTCGCAGTTATTTGGAATAAAAAAGCATATGCTGATGGTTACAAATACAAAAGTAAAGATTACACACGACAGCAAAAGATACAAAAAGGCATAATTGTTCTTCCTACTATGACCACATGTAGATTAAAGAAACGTAAAGTATATAAAGATAAATTGGCTTGTATATATCAAGGTGCCCAAAAAACATTTACATTGGATTTTACAGACATAGCAAATGGTTGCCCTCGTCAATACCAATGTGTGCTAGATCCAAATGGTAAAGAACCATCAATTGATTCTGTTATGGAGAGTTTAAGGAGTATTGCTAAATGAATAAATGTGTAGGTCTTTGCAGATTAGACGAGAAAAAAGTTTGTCTTGGTTGTTTTAGAACAATAGAGGAGATAAAAGAAGCGTATGAAAAAAACACTACAAAACGATAGTAAATACAACGAGTATGATCTCGATGGTGATGGAGTCGTTACTGACGAAGAGCTAGAAAACGCTAAAGTAATGAAGGAAACGGAAACTTTGTTAAGGAAACAGTTAGCGCAGCTTCGGATGGCTAGGTGCACGTTAATAGCTATGGGTGTGTTTACATTGGCTATGTTTATTATTGATATTGATAGAGTAAAAGCACTAGCAGATATAAGTAATTTGTTTTATTTGTCAGGTGCTGGTATAGTCGGAGCGTACATGGGTACAACGGCTTGGATGAGTAAAAAATGATATGTTTAAAGCGTTAGTAACAATGTGTGTAATTGGAGCACCTAGTAACTGCATAACATTAGAGGATCAATATGGACCATATGAAACAGAATTTAATTGTAAACAAAGAGCTTTGGCTATTAGCAGGCAGATAAACAAACATTACCCATTGTGGAAACCATATAAATATAAATGCACAAAATTATCCGTAGGGAGATTAATTTATGACAAAGAAAATAAGTAAAAAACAAAAAACTACGCTGCAAAAACACGCTAAACATCATACAACTAAGCATATGAATAGTATGAAAAAAGACATGAAGAAGGGTAAAAGTTTTTCTAAATCACATACAAAAGCTATGAAGAAAGTAGGTAAGTAATATGCTAACAGCCCTAATTGGACCCGTTTCTAATCTTCTTGGAAAGTTCATAGAAGATAAGGACATGAAAAATAAACTGGCACACGAAGTAGCCACCATGGCCGAGAGCCATGCACAAGAACTTGCCAAAGGTCAGATAGAAATTAACAAAGCAGAAGCACAGCACAAATCCATCTTCGTAAGCGGATGGAGGCCCTTTATTGGTTGGACATGTGGAATTGCTTTATGCTGGCATTTTGTTCTAGCACCCGTTACTTTGTTTGTGTGTGCTTATTTAAACGTGATTATACCTGAATTGCCTACATTTGATATGGGCTCACTTATGACGGTTTTAATGGGAATGCTCGGATTGGGCGGACTTCGCAGTTTTGAAAAGTATAAAGGATTAACAAAATGATGAAAAAGAAAAACGTAAAAACCGTAAAGAAAGTAATTACGGGTCTTAATAAAGCTTCTAAGCTTCACGCGGGACAAGCTAAAACATTAACTAAATTGGTAAAGAAAAAGAAATGACAAGGATAAATCTAGAGCTGTTCAAGTTTTTTAACAAAATCGGAAATTTCTTTTATCGCAAGCACGTTCTTGGAATAAAAAGTAAACACAGCTTGACTAAATAATGCGATTATATAAGATAGACTCAGATAATATGAGGTTTTTATATAAATGAATGAGATTTATCTTGCACAAGCGGTATTCAGGCTTATAAAAGACAGGAGAGAACTTCTTTTAGAGACATTACAGTTTAACAACGTAAAAGACATGGAGCATTACAGGGAGCTTATGGGCGAACTGAAGAGCTTAGGATTTATTGAAGCAGAAATAAAAAACCTTTTGGAAAAACAGGAACAAGAGGAAGTTTAAATGCAAGAAGTTGATACTGAACTAGAAAAAAAGTATGTAGACCCTAAAGACAGGGTGCTAGACCCAAGTCTTATTGACAAAGAACTTATTGATAGAATGCCTCAGCCTACTGGTTGGAGAATACTTATTTTACCTTATCGCGGAAGAGGTAAGACTGAAGGCGGTATTTTATTACCCGATAAACTTGTTGACGAAAGCCAAATATCCACTCAAGTGGGATATGTATTAAAGGTTGGACCGTTAGCTTACAAAGATTCCGAAAAGTTTCCTGCAGGCGCTTGGTGTGCAGAGAAAGATTGGGTAATGTTTGCCCGATACGCTGGCTCTCGTTTTAAAATAGATGGCGGAGAAGTCAGAATTTTAAATGACGATGAGATATTAGCAAAAATTATGGACCCTGAAGACGTTTTACATTATTAAGAGGTAACTATGAGTGGAAATGAAGCACAAGCGGAACTAGACTTAGACATAGGTGAAGACGATGGCACAGAAGTTGAGGTCACTCTGGAAGAACCGAAGCAGAATGCTGCTAATGCAGTGGAGATTGAAGGTTCAGAAAATGATGATGAGTTTAAAAGAAGTGAGAACCAAACTCAGAAAAGAATTAACCGTCTTACCAAGAAAATGCGCGAAGCTGAAAAGAATGCTGAGGAAGCTACTAGGTTTGCACAGATAAAAGCTAAAGAAAACCAAGATTTAGCTCAAAGACTTAATCAAATGGATACAAGTTACGTTGATCAATATAGCGGTCGCGTAGAATCAGAATTGTCTCAAACGGAAGCCAATTTAAGAAGCGCTATGGAAATAGGTGACACCGAAGCGGCTGTTACGGCTCAAAGAAGAATGACACAGCTCGCTGTGGAAGCGGATAGAGCGGCTCAAGCTAAATCAGCTAACGAGCGAAGAAGACAACAGCCCGTGCAACCGCAACAACAAGCACAGCCTCAACCGCAAGCGCAAGCTAGGCCTGATCCTAAAGCGGAAAAATGGGCTCAAAACAACGATTGGTTTGGCGAAGATAGCGCTATGACCTACGCAGCATTTGGCATTCATAAAGAAATTGTTGAGTCGGAAGGTATTGACCCGAAGAGCGATGAGTACTATGATGCATTAGATAGACGTATGAAGAGTGAATTTCCTCATAAGTTTAAAGACGGAACTCAGAGTAGGCGGCCCGCCCAGACGGTTGCTTCTGTAAACAGGTCCGTTGCAACTGGGCGTAGTAGTGGGAACAAGGTGAGGTTAACTCAAAGGCAAGTCGCTATGGCGAAAAAACTTGGGGTATCCTTAGAACAATACGCAAAATACGTTAAGGATTAAAATAATGGAAAAACAAGACGAAATGTTTGAAGGTTCTATTAAAAGAACTCCTCGCGCAACACAAACAAGGGAGAAGTCGGCAACGCGTAAGCCGTGGGCTCCACCATCCATGCTGGATGCACCACCCGCACCAGATGGCTTTAAACATCGATGGATACGAGCGGAAACTCGTGGTTTCAATGATACCAAGAATGTTTCTGCAAAAATGAGAGAAGGTTGGGAGCTCGTAAGAGCTGACGAATATCCAGATTTTGAAGCCCCAGTTGTCGATTCGGGTAAATATGAAGGTGTTTTCGGAGTAGGTGGGTTAGTTTTAGCTCGTATGCCTGAAGAAACGATTGCAGAAAGAACCGCTTACTTTAATGGAAGAAAGCAGGACCAAATGCAAGCCGTTGATCAAGACATGATGAGGGAAAACGCACATTCAACCATGACGATTTCTAAAGCGGATCGTCAATCTCGTGTAACCTTTGGCGGTCCTAAAAAATAGGATGGCCCCATTTTTGGAGTAAAATAAATGGCTAATAATCTAACTGCCGGATACGGTCTTAGACCTATCGGGAAAGTCGGGGGCAACGTTAATAACAATGCCACCACGCAGTATGAGATTGCAAACGATTACACTACAGCTATATTCAACGGCGGAATAGTAGTTCCTATTGCTACAGGAACTATTATAATATCGGATTCTGCGATATCTCCTTTGGGTGTACTAGGTGGTGTAGAGTATGTAGACTCAGTAACTGGTAAACCAACATTCCTTAACCACTGGCCGGGATCTAATAGCGTAAGCGTAAACACAGCTTTTCCTGTAAAAGCGTTTGTTTTTGATGATCCTATGCAACTTTTCGTAGTTGCAGCCGATGGCACAAATACCAGTAGAGCTGTTGCTCGTGCGGATATTTTTGCTAACTGCGACATGGCAAGTGTAAATAATGGAACTACATCCACTGGTAGATCCAGTGATATGCTAGACATTAGTTCAGGAGCTCTTACTAACACCTTAGATGTAAGGATCGTAGGACTTTACGAAGATGATGCTAATTCAGATTATACTGCATTAGGGCATCAGTACATTGTAAGGTTAAATGGTCACTTCAATCTTAACACAAGCGCGGCGGTTGGTACCTTCGCTACAACAGGAATATAGGAAGGGGTAGAAAATGGCTATTTCAAGAGCACAACTAGCTAAAGAGCTAGAACCTGGACTTAACGCCCTGTTTGGTCTAGAGTACGATCGTTATGAGAACGAGCATTCTGAGATTTTTGATGAAGAATCTTCAGATAGAGCGTTTGAAGAAGAAGT